GTAAAAGTTTCCATTAAATCGTCAAGGATAACTTCTTGCATTGGTTGAATAACGTTTAGCATTGTTTCGTTAAAAGCCGTTTCGATTTCATCAGCATTTGAACTGAACCCACTAGCGTTATCAATTCCAAACATTTTACCGCTAACTACTTTATGAGATGTTAAAATTTTACCTTGCGCCTCTTTGCTTAACCAATCAAACTGCTGATACGCATCGTTAACCTCTAAGTTATCAATAGTTATTGAGGTGTCTTTATTGTCGTTCCAATTAATAAAAACATTACCTGCGTTGTTTGTCCCTTGCCCTTCCTTCTTAAATGCTTTTTTAACATTAGCTCTTACTTCTTCGCTTTGAGGTTCGCCGCTATTCATATTGATAATTTTACCAATACTTAAATCATTTGAAATATAGTTGATACAAAAATTAGCTATTTCTTCCTCTAATTGTGCGTAAGTCAAACCAGCCATGTAAACAGGGTCTGTAAAGTAAGACTTCCCTAATTGATACGAGCTAATTATTTTAATATAAGAACCGTTCTTTTTACCAGCTTCCCATTTAGGGATGAATATAGGTTCGTGTTTTTTAGGCTGGTTAAAGTCTAATGAAAACCAATACCCTTCAATATCTCCGTCAGGTGTCATTTTATTAGGTAAAACTTGATTCTTTGGTACGTGCTTGATTTTTACCAAATTTCCACTCTCATAAATAGCCTCATAAGCCGCTTCGGAGAAAACGGCATAGTCTTGACAAATATTCCTTAAATCTTTTTTTGATAGCTTTTGAAGTACTTGTGCAAATGGCAAAGGCTTAGACGCTTGTTGTTTAGAAAATAACCCCTTGCCGTAAATCAATTTGGCATAACTATCGATTATCGCCCTATTTGTTGGCGAACCGTTATAGCGTTCAATAATGTATGTATAGAAGGAATTTTTATCCCCATTCATTACATACTCTTTGTTATTAACTTCTTTAATATCGGGGCGTACGTAATTTGAAAGTTGTATTACGTCAATGATTTGTTTTTTTACTTCCATACTTTTATAATGCAAAAAAGGCAAAGTGTATCAACTCTGCCTTTTAAGAAACTAATTAAAACTAAAGAATTATGGTGTAACGTTTGTAGCACTTACTAAAGCCTCTAAAGCCGTTTTAGCCGAACTAGATAAGTAAGGACTATATTTAGTATCTACTGCCTCTAATGTGATTTTATAACCACCGTCATCAGTTGATTTTGTGCTAGTCGTTGCGTCTAATCCCGTGTCAATTCCAACTGCAAAAACATTACCGTTAAAGTCATGTACAAAAGCGGTAGTAATTCCGTAAGTCAAGGCTAAAAATTCAACCTCACTTTCTTTTGTCATTTTTTGCAATACTAAATTAAGTACCTGCTTAATTTCAGTTGTTCTTTTTTCTAAGTCAATAGTAGCTGTTTCAACTAAACTATTCCCCGTTGATTTTACTTGGTATCTAAACACCTCGTCCAATCCTGCTGGCAATGTAGCTATTTCTTGACCCGTAACTGAATAAACATTAGTAGCGTCAAAGTTAGCAAAATCAACGTACTTAATTCCGATTCTACTATTTTTACACGCTAACGTTCTCCCCTTTGTAATTAAATCACAAGCCATATAAATATTGTTTTTAAAACCGCCCCAATTAAGAGGCGGTTATATTAATAAATTATCCTACGTAAAGAACGTTGAACTTTTGGTTAACTATGTGAGCAGCTACAGTCATGTTATGTTTGATAAACATATCCTCTCTGTTGTTTGCAATTTTGTCTAATTGCATAGTGTTAACATCGCTCTCCAAATCTGTACACCAAATCAAGTGTGAAGGCACAGCACAGATAACTACTTTCTCAGGGATTGGAACGAAAACAATTTCCAAACCATTAAAGTAGAAGCTATCCATATTCTCACTAACTGAGAACGGTTTAGTGTAATCAGTTGTCACGTTGTTAGCTTGGATAATCATTTGTTTGTGTGACTTCGGAGCATAAATTCTTGGTGGCTCTGCATTTGTCAATACTACCGCAGGGATAGCAGCAAATACTTTATCGTACTCAGCTTTAATGTTTGACGCTGTGATAGTAGTACCTGCTACTTTGATACGAGTGCCAACTCCAGCAGTATTAGAAGAGTTGATGTCGTTGTAAATCCTTCTAGCAATAACACCATCGATTTGAGAAGCGGTTAAAGCAGCTACTAAAGTTTTCTCAGCAGCACCTACTGAAGTGTTAGCTGTACCTGCTGTTAAAGCTGCTACTGCTGTTTGAGTTGCTGATTTAACGCCGTTCCAAAATTCGTACTCAGCAGCTAATGAAACTTGTTTAGCGTATAACCCTCCGATAACCAAACGCTCAAATTCATCGCTCATAATCTCCCACGCCCCCTGCTTCATGTCTCTTTTGAAACGAGAAAAACGAAGTGAGTTAGGGTCAAATTCTTGATAAAATTGTACTTTGGTTGGAGTAACCGCATAATCAAAAGCAGTCAATGAACCTGCCGAAGTAGGTACACCGCTTGTGTACGCTTGTAAAGTTGCTGAAGCAGTAGCCTCTGTAAAGATTGTTTCTGCTTTTACATCTGATTCAAAGGTAACTAAACCTTTTCCGATTGTGTCGTTTTCAAAAAGGATTTCCTCTGTGATAGGCTCTGCTGCCTTACCTCTGTAATTTACGACTGAATAACTAATTGCCATTTTTTATTTGTTTTTTTGTTTATAATTTACTATCTCTAAATTTTTGTAGATTTGGGTTAGGGTGCGCAACCTCTTTTGCGGGTTTTGCTTTTGTTAATTGCATAGGCTCTGGTAACTTTGAAAGTTCAGTTTTAAACTCTAATCTTAAAGAGTTTACTTTCTCATCCACTTGTTTGCCAAACTCCAAAATCATAGCGTTAAACTCTTCTTTTGAAAGTTGATAAAAAACCTCTTGAGTAACTTTCTCGCTTTTGATTTGCGGTTGCTCATTTGTCAAAGCCGCTTGTTCATTCATTGGCATTTGTTCTTCATCTTTTGCCTCTTCTTCTGAAGTAGAAACCTCAGTAACGATTGAACCTGCTACATTAATTTTCATACCCCCTTCAAGATTATACTCTCCATCAGGTACAGGTAATTCTGTTCCATCAGGAGCGGTCATGCTTACGGGTAAATCCACCATAACAGTATCGCCTTCAAAATTAATTTTAACAGTACCGTCGGCAGTATTTACGCTACCTAGTTTTACCTCTGTTTCTTTTTTCAAAGTCAAAGAGGCAAAACCATCTTTAATAATTTGTTTTACCTCGTCGATAAAACTTTTTTGTTCACTCATATTTAATTCACTTTTTAAATTTACTTGTTCTAAGTCAAAGAAACCATCGATTGAAAACCCTTTAACTTTACCCGTTTTCACAAAGTCGTTCCAAATTTCTTCGTTATCAATTTTCATAGAAGCCATCCAACTTCCTTTCGGAAGTTCAAAACCGTAAACATTTGCTTTGTCATTTTTTGGGTCTTCTACTAACCAACTTTCAACGATTGAAACACCGCTTAATTTAGCCTCAATATCATGTTCTAAAGTAGAACTCTTTTGGTGTCCATTTTTTAAAAATGCCTCACTAGCTAAACGGATGGTTTCTTCAGGGAATACGATGTTAAACTCTTTACCGTTTTGATTTCTATAAACAGGTTTATTCGGAATTAACACCGCACCCATAACTATACGCTTTTCGGTGTCAACTGATTTTAATTGCAAAGGCTCTTCTTTTGAAAGCGCAATAAATAGGCTTTCCATAGCGGGGTCGTTTACAAGACTGATTCCGTAAACTCCCGTAGTTTCTCCTTCTTTAAATAAAACTTCGTATGTTTCCATAATTTAATAATGTACTAATGTTTAAGTGTATCATTTTAGTTAAACGTTGCCGTGTTAACTCTATTTCTGTCAAGGCTTTGTGCACTGCTAATATTTCCGCTTACAACGTACGCCTCAATAGGCTGTCTTTGCTGTCCTGCTATGCTTTGCGCTAATTGGTTGTTAGGGTTTTGCCCAACGATGTTGAAACTTGGGGCGGTAACTGAACCACCTCCGCTTGAACCACCGCCTAAATTCGGGGCGGTTTTACCCGTTGGGTCTGTACTTGCAATTTTTCTAATCTGTAACAAACTAAATGCACCCGCTAAACCTGCTTGTACCAAAGGATAAGCAGGAAACACAGTCGTAACGGGTGACTTTTGCGCTGTAGTGTATGCATTTTGAACTCCCTCTATCCCGCTAATTGTGGCTTGCGCTAACGCTACAGCCTTTCCTACCTTACTTCCTTTACCCGCTATCTCGCCAATCAAAGCCAAAGTGTTTTGTGTTATGCCAATTTTGGCGTCTGCTACGGCTTGCTCTCTTATTTGTTCCTCTTCAGCTAATTTTTGCTTATAGGCATTTAGCGTATTTAATCCCGCTGCTTCAGCTTGTAACCTTTTTAAGTTTTCGCCTTTCTTTAGCTCTTCAGCGTCGTTTTCTCTTTTACGTCTTTCATCGTCTTGTTGGTCGTTCGCCTTTTTAAGATACTCCCTTCTTGATTCTAATATCTTACGCGCCTCTTCTTCGGCTTTCGCTTTTCTGTCCTCTTCGGCTTTTCTATCGATTTCATTAATAGCCAACTGAAATCCTGCACGGTCATTTTTTAATTTCTCTAAACTATCCCTTTGAGCTTGTATCGCTGCCTCACCTTCTCTTTTAGTTTCCGCAGGGTCAAATATAAATCCCGTTGCAAAGTCTTTAAATCTGCTCGCTAAATTGAAATTCTTACCTATTGCCTCGCCTAATAAATCAACTAGCTTTAATATTTGCAACGGCACAAACTGAACGACATCTAAAAGCCCCGTTAATATTTTCTTATTACGCGCTTCGGCTTCAATCTGTGATTTTAAAGTTATCTCGGCATTTTGGATTGAAAGCTCTGTAGCTTTTATAACCTCGTCAGTTTGTCTTATCTTGTATTGCAGTATCTCTTTTTCGCTTTTCCCTTGTAGCTTTAAAATATTGTCTTGACTTCCAATAGTTGAAAGTTTCTTTTCCTCTGCTTTTAGGTTTTTATTTGTAAGTTCGTTTAATGCTTTTTGCTCTTCACTTACACCGCCAACCGCTTCTTTTATATCGTCCCAATAAGTGTAAATAGTTCCTAAAGCAATAACCAACAAACCAATACCCGTTGAGCCAATAGCAGTCTTTATCCCGTTAAATGCATCGATTGCAACAGCCTTTAATTGTTTAAAGCTATCCCTTGCCTCACCTAAAGATTGCAAACCATTAGCCAAAGCCATAGCACTTTGAACCTTTAAAAGTTGTTGCTCTAAGTTTTTATTTTCAACGCCTACTAGCCCTAAAGCCCCTTGATAAGCAGCGAACCCCGAAGCGACACCACTCAAAGAAGCTGATAACGCTTTGAATTTCGCATCAGGATTAAACGCATCTGTCAAGGCTCTAGCGTCTCCGATTTGGTCTTTTAATTCTCCAGCTCTTTTTGCTGCCTCAACCGCTTCTTTAGACGTTGCACCAAACTTAGCAGACAACTCTGCCACGTCTTGTTGTGCTTTTCGCAATTGAGTTCTAAGGGATTCGGTTTGCTTATCCGATTCCTTTAACCCGCTTATGAATTTATCAAGTCCGCCTTGAGCTTGTACTTGGTCAACGTTTATTTTAACTACTTTTTCGATTGCCATTGTTTACGTATTTTTTTCTTTGCTGTTTTCCAATCTGTCGCTAGCTCATTTTTTCCTTTTGCTAACTCAATCCACTCTGATTTAGTATTATTCCAATCGTCTGAGCGTAATAGTTCTAAAATTAATCTTATCATAATTGGTTTATTGTTAATGTATAGTTCGTTGTTCCTATCGTTATTGTAATTGTCCCGCTACGTGCCGAACCCGTATTTTTATTCACTTTGATTCTTAGGTAGTCCGATTTGTCCCCCGTTGTTTTATTAACGCTTAGCCATGCGTTTGAATTTATAACTGTCCAATTGGTATTGGAAAATATTTTTAACTCAAAATTTTCCTCTCCTTTTGTAGCGTTGTACTCTGTTAAGGATAAGCCGTTAAGAGTGTAAGACGTAACGGGGTCGTAAACACTAACCATATCGGCAGTTAATAACGTAGTATCGGCTGTATATTCAGTAGTATCTGCTGTTAATGGTATTATGTTATCAACGCTGTCTATCGGGTTAGATAAATCGCTAAATATTTCTAACTCTGCATCGCCATTTGTAAGGTCGACTTTAAGGCTTGAAATTTTATACTTATAATCCCCTACAATAAACCTATCTTTTAACTCTAGGCCTTGTAATATCCTAACGGGCAACTTACACTTTAAACTTAGTACCCTTGTTTTTTTATTATAAAGGTCTTCGATGTACGTGCGCCAAAAGTTATAATATAAACTTGTATCTATTGGGGCATAGAAAAAACTACTATTGTCAGCCCCAAAATTCAAGCTTGATGTAACTTGTTCAAATGTATAATTGTCCTCTGTTGCCGTGTGCCATATTGGCGTTAATAAAGTCGCATTAACGTGAATATGGTCTGACGTTTCAAAGCCGTTACGGTAAAAACTAATTGCCTTACCTTTTACGGGGTTATTATTTTTATCAACTGCAAACCCGCCTTGAATGTCTGTAACGACGCTTGTACCACTATCGACAAAGCGCATAAAAAGCATATTTTCAAACTGACTTTCGATTTTTAATTCATCGCCTTGAATATTATAAACAGCTTTTAAATCGCCGTACGATAACTGATTATTTTCAAAATATTGCTTACCTAAAATAGTGTCGGTCTTTTGGTATAGAAAATCAATTTTCTTTTTTACACTTGGTTTTTTAACTTCTATATTTTCAATGTCAACTAAACCGCTAATGTCGTAAGCCTTGCCTTTACTATACCAATTATCTAAGGTGTCGATAAAATACTCATCAACCGAAATTGGTCTTATAATTAAATTGAACTGATTAATTAAAGAAGTAAAATATTCCTTAACTTTCATTTCGGGTAACTGCTCTCGTATTTTTACGACTGAGTTTGTTGTGGTTTGGCTTGGCGATGTGATTATGATAAATCTATCATATCCACTAAGCGAAGATTCATAGCTTATTCCGGATTCGGTTGTAAATGTTATGTTTCCCTCAATAGCCGAAACCTTAACTGTAAAATCATGGTCAGCGTTATCCTCTTGTATGGTCTTATTATAAAGCGTTACAGTAGTCGTCCCGTTTAAGTCTGTAAACTCTTCAAATAAAACTCCGTTATCATATAATTCAACACGGTAATTGTTAACCGAAGTTGTAATTACTTTTAGCTTTATCTTAATACGCTTGTTGACGTTTCCGTAAAATGGGTTGTTTACAAGTGATGGGAAACCTTGCCACCTTACAAATATTTCATCAGTAGCAAAGTCGTATGGGTATGCAACCGAACCCCACCCCGAACCCGTTGCAATTTCTGCTGTCTTGGTTGTGAAGTTTACCAATTGACTATCAGAACTCGTGCGCATTTGCCCCGCTTCTTTATGACACCAAAGAAACTTGTTGTAAAATATTGAACGGTCGAAAAAGTCACGTGAGAAAGTTATCCCATACTTAGCCTCAATCGCTTCTATCAATCGTATTTCACGAATAGCAGGCTTGAAGTCTCGGTAAACGATATTGTTCCCGTTGTGGTTTATATCAATCGAACTGTTATCTCCAAAGGTCATATAAGTACGAGCGTTGATAAGCGGGTAGTAAATATCCCCACCGTTTATCGTATCGCCTTGCATCGCATTTAATACAGCCGTTTGGTTGTATTCGTGGTCAAACTCAGAAGTATCTAACCCACTTAAAAAGTCATCGCCAAACTTATCGGATAGGTTAACACCAGCTCCGAAAAAAGTAACCGAATAAGAATAAGGTAAAAGCCTTTTTAACTTACAGCTATCCAACTGCAACGAACCGTATCGGAATGGCAACGAGTTAATTTCAATATAAGCATCAACCCTAACATTAGCGTTGAAATTTCCATCAACGTCAGCATCATACCAATACTGAAATAGTCTGTTATTGGTTGGTGTTGTAGGTATTGTAAAAGGTTGACTGAAGTCGGTTATAATCTTACTTATATCGTTAATATTTTTAACGTTTAGGTTTAACTCAACCTTTTCATCTTGAAATAAATCAAGTTGAACGTAGTCACCGCTGTCAATATCCTTTATGTATAGTTGTAAATCCATTAAATTACCGTATTCATTTTATTAAATGAGTATTCAAAATCAAAAGTGTATTGAATTAGCTTATCAAAAGTACGTGTCTTTTTATCGTATGACTTTTTATTTAGGTTTACGGGTAAATAAACACCGTTATTTTCTAAATATACGAACTCAGAAAGCATCATTTCATCTATAATGTCGTTGTAATACTCAGGTAAAAAATCAGTATTGCACGTAATAACCTCTTTTGCGCTTGGTTGATATGTTTTTTTATTGTGCGACTGCAAAGAATAAGCACCGTTTACAGAAACTACAGGCATATAATCTGAACTTTCAACGTTTAAAACGGTCTTACTTCTTAGGTTGAACGGTATTGATTGCCAAAATCCAAATTTATTTTTGAAAAAACAGTTATACAAAGGATATTTACAAGCGTCTTTTATGGTGAAAGTATGCGTTTCAGTTCCGTAGTCGTACGTAAAAACAACCGTTAAAGTGTCTTGTGTTGTAATGTACGCCCCTACATTTATATAACCTATGATTTGATTGTTTAAAGTAGGGTCTAAACTAAATGATACGCTTGTCACCCCTACTGTAATACTCTCTAGCCCCAAAGAAACAAAGTGCAAAGGATAGTCCGAACCTCTGTAAACGATATGATTTGTTTTGCTAGTTAATACGCTTGTTGTTAGTTTAGGATTGTATAACTCATTATACCACCCGAAACCGTCAATAGCTAAATATTGTCTGTATGCCGTGCCTATCTCAGCACCATAATAATATGCTATTACTTCAGCATCAATCCAAACCGTGTCATATTGACTAACTGTAAACACCCCCGTACCACCAAAAGTAGGGATGCTATTCTTTGTATAGTCATTTACTAATTTTGAAATCTCAAAACGGATAGTGTCTTGACCTGCTTGAATAGCTGCTTTTGATAATGGAAACGTAGCCGTTGCTGGGGCGTCAACCGTTTGCTCGCCTCTATAACATTTTAAGTTCATAGCCACAATATCAAATAATGCGCTAGGGCTAAACAATAAGTTAAAAGGGCTTCTTGAAAGTATAATGTTGTCACGTGTAAAAGGCTCAACTACTATGTCGCTATGCGTTACCGTTATGTCGCCTATAATACTCCCTAAAGTACTACTCGTTGCATCTGCATCGTTTATAGTAATATCCGCCCCGTCCGTAGTTTGCTCAACACTTATAAATGATTGAGGGCTAAACTTTGAAACTAAGTTATTGTAAAGGTTTACAACCGTAGCTGCTTTATTTACTCCGATAGCTACTTGATTACTATTCGATGGGCTTGTTACAAAAATAGTAGCTGAAGTAGTCGAAAAGAAGTTATTCGGACTTGATAACTGTATTGTAAATCCGTTGTTTATGCTTGGGTTGTCTATTAAGACTATTTGAATTTTTCTAGCCATTGCTTATTGTATATTTTAAAAAGTTTTCAACGTCTATTCCATACGCTTCGATTATATCGTCGGGTAATCTTTTAAATGCCATTTCAAAAGGCTTTGAAAAAAACTCAGTTGGTTTTGTCCCTTTCATATAAATACTCCTAGTTATTAAAGTGGCTGTTTGTTTGTAGCTCAAAAACTTACCCGTTTCTCTATCTTTAAACTGAAAGCGTCTTTTAGTAACCCAATTTTCAATACCACTACTTAACCCGCCTTTTTTACCTCTGCCACTTCCAAACTGAAACGGACTATTCGGAGCTTTTGCGCTACTAAATTTACCTTTAACACCTTTATCTAAATATTGCCCGTACTCTTCCATTTGGAAACTCATCTCAAACGAACGTGGCATAACTTTATAATCTCCAGCCAAACTATTATAAAGGGCTTTGCTTACGTTTTTATCCTGCTTTGTAAGGTTTGACCTTGACTGCTGAATAACGTACTTTATAAACCCTTGTAGTGTTGTTTCTAATTTTGGCGTTTCCATTAACAAACATCAACTTGATTTGTAATAGCTAATTCAATTTGGAAGTTACAACCGTCTAGCATATTCATAAACTGCAAAGAAATGGCTTGCGGGGTTGTTTGGCTAACCAAATCAATATCATCATCGTTCGGTTCGTTTAATCTTGCCATCAACCTATTGGCTATTGCAACTGTCAAATTATAATTATCTAACTCGTTGTCGTTTCTTAACCATTTATCGTTGCTTGGAACGGAATTAACGTCACGAATTTTTAAGATATGTATTTCAAATAAGAAGCTAATCATCCCCGATTGATAAACGGGGTTGAAACTTAAAAACTGTATATGCGCTAAAGGATAGTTTCCGTTATCGTCTAGGTCTATGTCGTTGCTTACGCCGTGCGTAACAACCTCTACATCGTCATCGTTTTGAAGTAGTCCTTTTAAATAGTTTATTACGGTTAAAAATTCGTTATTCATTTTTTATTTTTTTTGCTTCCTCTTCGGCTAAGTCAATTCTATATTCTAAGTCGTATAAAAATGTATGTATGTTTAGCTCACAAGCGTCCTCGATAGTAATTCGCCTTCCTTTAGCAACCGTATCAATGCTTGGATACCAACCCCATTTAGCTCCGAAACTTTGCCCGATACTTCGCTCGTTAGATTCGCTTGTTGTAGATAAACATTCGTAGCTGCTAATAAGTCGCTGTTTAAATTCCAAAAAAAAACCATAGCCCCTAATAAATAAGTGACGGGGACGTTTAACATTTCATCGCAATATTTATCAGTTCCGTTGTAAGGCTCAATTGTGTACTGACCTAAAAGCCTTTTTTTAATAGGTCGATACATTACCGCCATCGCTCTGTGATAGTTTTCGTAATCTGAAATGTATCGCTCTAAGTCGGTATATTCAGCCGTAGTGCATTTATCAAAGTTCGGGATAAAAGCAAAGTTTCTATAAATAGGATTAAAGTTAACTTTTTGCTGTAACACCTCGTTAATCAAATCAACGGTTTCGGAAACATCGCTTACCGATATTTTCAAAGCCTCTTCTAGTGGTATATTGCAAAAGCATGAAACAATACCTAATTTCAAAGCGTCCTCTTCTAACCCTTCGATGTTAATCATTCGGTTATACTTTATAAACTGCTCGACTGTTATTTCCTCTAACTTTGTTGGAATAGTTAATTTCATATTTATATAATGTATTTAATCGAAAATGTAATTTCCTTTACGCCCTAATTCTTTTTTAGCTTGGTATGATAATGCCAAAGAAACAACACTATCGTCGTGTACTCCTTGCGGTGCGCTGTATTGAACGTTACGGGTGTTTGGGTTGTATATGTATGTAAATGCACACAACTCATCAATAAGCCAATCAATATCCAAAATAGATATATCCTTTTGCTCGAATAAAACCGCTAAGTCCTCAATCATTATTGGTTTTGTTTTCGTACTCGTTACATACGGGTAAACTAAGTTACCGCATTTCTTTTGTAGCATTTCATAAAATACGTCCCCCTGATTGTTAACCTCTACGTACGTCTTACATTTATGCTTATTTATTTCTATTGCTACCGAATCAATTATTTTACTCCATTCGGTTTGTCGCCAACGCTCACAATATACTTGCTCGTTATTCTCATTAATGATTGTTAAAACGGTATAGTCATCCGCCCTACCAATATCCAAACCACCAAACAATTTTGCGCTTTCTTTTGGCGTTCCGATACAGTCACGAACATTGACAAATAAACCACTTGAATCGTCTATAAATTCAGCTAAATACTCTTGTCTAAACACGTGGTTAGGTAGCGACCTTTTACGCTCTTCTAAATCTAAATGGTTAATAAAAGGCGAATCGTAAGAAGTGTAATGAATGTACTTGTATCGGGTATCGTAGTTAGGCTGTATTGATAGTTTGTAAAAGTGGTTTTTACCGTTCGGTGTTGATATAAACAAAACTTTTTTACCTTTAACTAAAACCGTTGCTGAAAGCACCTCACTCCATAACTCTTCACGGGTAAAGGCAAACTCATCAATTATAAGAAAGTCGAAAGTATTACCACGAATATTGTCGGGGCGTTCACCACTAAAAAAGCTAACAGTCGAGTTAAAACCTCTAACTATTAGCTCTGATTTATCGTATTCAAATAACCCGCTCGACCTTGTTACTTTTTCAAGTTCGGTAAATACTTTTTTACCTTGTTTGTAAATAGGCGTTACCCAACCAATATTACATCCCTTTTGGTTAATCATCCAATACAATAGCTGATTAATGCCTAACATAGTTTTTCCGAACTGCCTACCGATATTAATTACATAATACTTATGTGGTTCGTTATTGATACTATGGTGTATTGCCTTTTGATTTTCGTGCGGTTTATATCCTTTTATCGTCATTCGTCAAACTCAAACTTAGTAACGCTTACCTCGTTTTGTACTTTCTCAACTAAGTTATTTAATCTTTGCGTTATACTCGGATTGTAGATGCCCGCCATACCCCCCTCGATTTGGTCTGTTCTTACCGCTTTTTTAATACGTGAACAGATAGTTTGATATTCAGTATATCTTTGCTCGGTATTTGCAAAATATTGGCTTAAATCGCTTATAATATCGTTATCAGCACACCAACATTCAAAACCATCAATCGTTAACGGTCTTTCCTTTTCACGGTAAACGTCTTGCGCATCTTTACCAACCCAATCCTTAACAATAATAGGATTCTTTTTAACGTGTTTTTTATACGCTAAAAAATATTCCCACATTTTTTCGGGTGTTTCTATGTATTTGTGTTTTGGCATGGTTAATTAATAAACAATTTCGCTTTAATCTCATCAATAGTCAAAGGCATTAAATAAATCGTTCCGACGTTTATCTTATCGGTGTAGAATATTTGGAAGCCTTTATACACTTTCATTTTACTTCGCTTTTTAATAACGCAAAGGTTTAAGTAATCGAGTTCCGAAATACATAAAGTATAATTACGTTCGGTTAATTGTGTTTGCTTTATTAGGAAGTCAATCTCTTGCTTAATCATTGCAGTATTGTTCATTTACGTTTCCGATGTTACCATCAAGTTCTAATTGTTGAACCTCTCCCGTACAGTTGTTTTTAACTTTTAAGATTGTAAAGTTGTTTGGAAATCCAAAAAATACTTTCTCGATAATAACCCCGCAGTTACAGTCTTGTGGCTGTTCAATCTCATCAGGTTCGCAAGTGCTTGACATTAATCCAAATGCCAATGCAATTAAAAATAATTTAGTTTTCATAATCTTTTAGTTTATTTAGTTTTTTTAATATTGCTTTTTTAACACCATCTTTAAACATATCCTCTTCTATATTCATTCTAAAGGCTTCGTTATATACTTTCAATGGTTCTGTTTCAATTCTTTGCTTTTGCTCTTCAGTTAGCGGTGCAGGTTTTTGAAATGCAAAGTTAACGTTCAACCAATTTTGTCTTTTTTTACATCCTTCGCACTGTTCAATTCCTACTGCATCGGTAACAACTTTAATTAAGTCCCCTGCTCCTTTGATTTTTTTTGCCATACTTTTTGTTTAAAGTTATTTTTCCATTTTTGAGCGGTGTTTATACTTATCCCACTTTCTCGGCTAAACTTACGCAAGCCATCAAAAACAATGCCGTTAATAATTATCTTTTCAATTCTGCTTTGGTTTAGAGTTTCATTGATTAAGTCAATATCTTTTTGAATATTTAAATCATGCTCATAGTCATACGCTTGAAATTCAAAATCAACGTTATCGTTTAACTCTGTAAACTCAAATCTATTATTCACATACCTTTTTGATTTGGTCATTAAGAATAAATCTTTTAAAGTAAAATAGATATAACCTTCGTTAAACGTTCCTTGTTTGTCAGCAAAATATAAATACATATCTTGAACTAAGTCGTCGGCTAAACATTCATCGTTACAAATGTGTAACGCCATCTTACGCCAGTCCTTATCTCTTTTTGCTAACTGTTCAAGCATTTAATTCTCGTTCATTAAGTTTCTAACTTTTATATTTTGCAATATCTTTTCGTAAAGCTATAAAGCATTGATTTCTAATTTAACATCAAGGTAAAAATCAATTCTTTCTTGATTCCAATTTTCTTTTAATTCCGTAATAATATCGTCACAAACATTTGAAGCAAAGATTTTGCCGTACTTGTTTACTAATTCTATTGCTTTATTTTTTTCCATATTTAGTTTCTATACTCTTGACCGTCTTCTGTTTCTATTAATACTCTTGGTTGTTTCATAGGTTACAAATAAATGAA